GGAAAGATTTAATGGCTGACATGAAAATTACTGAAGAGAATGTAGTTGATATACGCACTCTTGAAAGTGAAAAAGACCTTTGGCATGCTAAGGGTCAGTTGCAAGTCCTACGACAATTGCAAAGTCTAGAAGATGCAACAAAACTAGCGGTAGAGCAATCCTCTTCATAAGGATTCTACCTTAATATAACTTCATAACCCAGATGGGCGGAGAACACAATATGAGTATAGTAGTAGATGAAGCACCTTTAACTGAAACACCAATAACAGAAAATCAAGAAGTAGAAGCGCAAGAAACTCAACAGGATTATGATATCCAAGAAGAAACACAAGTTGAGGTAACAGAGCCTGAATCTACAATTCCTGAAAAGTATGCTGGTAAATCACTTGAAGAAGTTATTGAAATGCACCAAAATGCAGAAAGAATATTAGGTAAACAAGGAATGGAAGTTGGACATCAACGGAAATTAATTGAAACCTTAATGTCTTCTCAACAACAAGCATCTGAAGCTACCGCACCGAAAGAAGAACCAGTTCCCTTCGAGGATAGATTCTATGAAGACCCTGCTAGCGCAGTCAACTCAGCTATAGAAAACCATCCCGATGTAATTAAAGCTAAAGAAACTAGAGCTAAACAAAATCAAGCATTGAGCCAAGCACAGTTAGAAGCTTCTCATCCTGATTTTATGGAAATAGTGGAAAGTAAAGATTTTCAGGACTGGATTGGAGCAAGCAAGATACGACAAGAGTTATTCCGTACTGCTGATTCTTATGACTTTGATGCTGCTGATGAGTTGTTTACAACATGGAAGCAGATTAACATGGCAACTAAAACTGCTGAAGTTAAAGAAAAAGAAAAAGTTAAAAGAGAAAAAGCATTACAAAAGACTAGCTCAGAAACACGCTCTTCAGGAGATTCTGTAGGTGGCAAAAAGATTTACCGTAGAGCTGATTTAATCAATCTACAGGTAACAGACCCAAACCGATACGCAACTTTGGCTGATGAAATTCAGTCAGCTTACGCAGAAGGTAGGGTTAAATAATTTACTTATAATAGGAGAAGAAAATGGCGTTAGGTACTAACCAAGTCACGACTAGTGTCGCCAATAACTTCATTCCTGAACTGTGGTCAGATGAAGTTATAGGTGCGTACAAGTCAAATCTAGTGGTTGCTAACCTAGTCACTAAGCTTTCTCATAAAGGCAAAAAAGGAGACACTATATATATTCCTGTGCCGGCAAGAGGAAGTGCAAGTGCTAAAGCAGCAAACACTCAAGTAACATTATCAGCAGCTACTAACACAAAGGTAACTGTGTCTATCAACAAGCACTACGAATACTCAAAATTAATTGAGGACATCGCAGAGGTACAAGCACTAGCAAGTATGCGTAAGTTTTATACTGACGATGCTGGTTATGCTCTTGCCAAGCAAGTTGATACTGACCTTTTTGCTCTTACAGAAGGTTTACAGGGTGGTACAGTAGGCGGTACTGGTGCAGCAGCATTTGAAAATGCTGTTATCGGTGGTGATGGTTCTACTGCTTATACTGGTAACGCAACAAATGCTTCTGACATTACAGATGCAGGTATTCGTAGAATGCTTCTAACTCTGGATGATGCAGATGTACCAATGGACAATCGTGTAATGGTAGTTCCACCAATCTGTGCTAATGACATGCTTGGAATCAACAGATTCACAGAGCAACAGTTCATTGGTTCTGGTGATGCTATCAAGACTGGTAAGATTGGACAGATTTATGGTGTAGATATCTTTATCTCATCTAACTGCCCAACTCCTGCGGGTACTGACAGAGCAGGTGTATTAATGCACAAAGATGCTTTAGTACTTGCTGAGCAGGTTGGAGTTCGTTCACAAACACAATATAAGCAAGAGTACCTTGGTGACTTGTTCACGAGTGATACGATTTATGGAGTTGCAGAGCTTCGTAATGACGCTGGTGTTGCATTTGTTGTACCGGGTTCATAGTAGTTAGTTAGGCG